ACGTTCCCTCCAACAACCCTTCAGCTCAAGACTAAATCCAAGGAGATACCGTTCAACCCTGCTTCACGCCAACAAATTGGAGAGCGTCTACAGGGACTCGGATGGAAGCCGAAAGAGTTTACCGACTCGGGCATACCTAAAGTAGACGAAACCATCCTCAATGGAATTGAGCTACCTGAAGCAGAGTTATTAGCTGAGTACCTAATGCTGAATAAGCGGATAGGCCAGTTAGCCACAGGTAAACAAGGTTGGTTGAAACTGGAAAAACAAGGGAGATTACATGGGCGTGTTAATCACATGGGTTGCGTCACATCTCGTTGCACCCATTCGCAACCGAATTGCGCTCAAATTCCCTCCGTCTCAGCACCTTATGGGAGTGAGTGTCGTGAGTTGTTTACTGTGCCTAACGGCTATTCCCTTCTTGGGGCTGATGCCTCAGGTCTGGAGCTTCGTTGCCTTGGTCATTACATGGCTCCTTACGACAGTGGTGCTTACGCGAAAGAAGTTGTGAGTGGTGACATTCATACGACTAACCAAGAAGCGGCAGGTCTTCCAACACGAGCGAACGCAAAGACATTTATCTACGGCTTCTTATATGGGGCAGGGGATGAAAAGGTTGGTTCCATCATTGGTAAGGGAGCGAAGGCAGGGAAGACGATCAAGCAGAAATTCTTGAGCAAATTACCTGCACTTAAAAAGCTCAAGGATGCTGTAAGTGCAAAGGCAGGAGAGGGCTACATTCGTGGATTAGATAAGCGAATGATCCCTGTCCGCCACGCCCACGCCGCCCTAAACACACTCCTCCAATCTGCCGGAGCAATTATCTGCAAGCGTTGGTATGTCTGTATGGAAGACAACTTTCGTAAAGCAGGTTACGCCGAAGAAGACGTAGCTATCGTGGCGTTTGTTCACGATGAGGTACAGGTACAAGTTAGAAAAGGAATCGAAGATGAAGTTGGATCAATCATCCTCCAATCAATCAAAGAAGTCGAAGACTACTACTCGTTCAAATGTCCTCTGGATGCCGAGTACAAATATGGAAGCAACTGGAAGGACACCCACTAAGCACTGCATCGAATGCTCGGATGAATTAGTTGTCGAGCAGAACTGGTGGGAAAGCTTTAAAGGGAAGAAGCATTACAAGTGCATGGACTGCTACGCCGTCCGCCGCCGAGAGAATTATCTCAAGCGGAAAGCTAGAGAGTTAGGTACCAGTGTCCTCAAGCAGTACAACCAAGTCCGGCAGGGCTATGTGTACGCACTCACTAACCCTTCATGGCCTGAGTGGATCAAAGTAGGTATGGCAATTGATGCTGATGACAGATGCCGAAGCTACCAGACAGGCTCCCCGTTTCGTGACTACCAAGTAGAGTTCTCTGTTTTCTGTGAGGACCGAGCTAAGGCTGAGAGAGAAGTACACAAGGCTCTCGAAGATGTAGCTACTGAACGTCGTGGAGAGTGGTTCAAGATTCAACCCTCTCTAATCCAAACAACTATTAATAACCTTTACGGAAACGTATCTAGTGAGTGATCTCTTATTACACATAATCGGCGGTGCTTTCTTAATGGTGAGTATTTCCTTATCAGCGAAGTTCATCATGGAAGCCTACCTTGAATACATCCAAGTAAAGCACGGCATCCGTGTAGTCACTCAGAAAGATTTTGAGGACTACATGAAAGCTATGGCTGAGGAGGAAGATGATGGGGACGGGATGGTATGAGACTTCTTCTTGATGGTGACATCGTCGCCTATATCGCCGCCGTCTCAGCAGAAACACCTATCGATTGGGGGAACGGTCTTTGGACACTCCACGCATACGAGCAGGATGTAGAAGCCAAGGTAGAACAACAAATTGCCTCTATCGTAGGCGACTTCGAGTTCGATACCGTTCAAGTAGCTCTAAGCGACAAAGAGAATTTCAGGAAAACAGTTTGCTCAGAGTACAAGGCAAATCGTAAATCGATTAGAAAGCCAATGCTCCTTGAGTTTGCAAAGGATTACTTAGCGGCTACGTATGGCGGCTTAATTTATCCAATGCTAGAGGCAGATGATGTACTAGGTATTGAGCTGACCTCTGATCCTGAGACTGTCATTTGGTCTACAGATAAAGACCTAAAAACCGTCTTCGGTGTTCACCTAATTGATAACCAACTTCAGGTGATTACTGAGGAACAGGCTGACTACTGGTTCTTATACCAAACCCTCGTCGGAGACTTAACCGACAACTACCAAGGGTGTCCCAAAGTCGGACCAAAAACAGCAGAAAAAATTCTGGAACAAAGTTGCACTTGGGACGCTGTCGTCGCCGCTTTCGTTAAAGCAGGACTCAGTGAAAAGGTTGCACTACAAAACGCTCGTCTCGCACGGATTCTGAGAGCGAGTGATTACAAAAATGGGGAGGTGGTCTTATGGACACCGCCGAATGGCTCAGATTAATAGAGGTACACGAGGCTATGAGTGATGATAATTTTAACTTGGATGACCTGTCCGGTCCTCACCTCAGGGACGATCAGTCTGTTGATACCCTCGTCGAACAACCCTCCCACTACGCAAGGTATGCCATTGAGCCGAAGAACTTCATCATCCGAAACGGTATGGAGTTCTGGCGTGGCAACATCATCAAGTACGCATCCCGTGCCGGAGCAAAGCTCTACGAAGGCATGGACGAATTTGAAAGCGAAGTAGTAGATCTCAAGAAAGTGATCCGCTACGCCCAGATGCGTATCAATCAAATCAACGGGGAATATGACCTGTAAGGAATAACGATGACTTGGATTCTTTTCGTAATCTTTGTCAACGGCTCTCAGTATTACGTGCAACCGGATTCTGTATATCAGGAGATGGAGTCCTGTTTTGCAAGAAGGGAACAAATTGTTGAAGAGGTGGGAAAGCCAATCATCAATTACCAAGCTGTGTGCATTGCTGTTGACCAAGGAAATATATGACCGATTATCTCGGAATTAAAATAGATAAATCTCGTAATGACGACTTCTCTGAGCAAGCATTAAAGCTCTTAAAAGATTACTACTGTCGTCCTAACGAAGATCCACAAGAAGCACTAGCTAGAGCTAGTGTTGCCTACGCTTACGGAGACGTAAACTTCGCACAACGTATTTACGACTACGCATCGAAGCGTTGGTTTATGTTTGCTAGTCCTGTCTTATCAAACGCACCGCTACCAGACGAGGCCCCTCGGGGCTTACCTATCTCATGCTTCCTAACCTACATCGGAGACACACTTGAGTCTTTGATTGAACACAACGCTGAGGTTGCTTGGCTGTCTGTGAAAGGAGGTGGAGTAGGAGGTCACTGGTCTGACGTTCGCGCTGTATCAGATAAGGCACCTAGCCCAATCCCTTTCATGAAAGTTGTTGATAGTCAGATGACAGCTTACAAACAAGGGAAGACCCGCAAGGGTTCCTATGCCGCTTACATGGATGTCAGTCACCCAGACATCGTGGAATTTATTGGTATCAAGATACCGACAGGCGGCGACTCAAATCGTAAATGTTTCAACCTATTTAATGCAGTCAACCTCACGGATGATTTTATGACTGCTGTGGAGAAAGATGATGAGTGGAAACTCAGAGATCCCTATGACGGAGCTGTTAGAGATACAGTCAAGGCTCGAAGCCTGTGGGAAGGAATACTCAAAGCTCGCTTCAGAACTGGCAGTCCTTACCTTAACTTTATCGACACAGCCAACCGAAGCCTTAACCCAAGTCAGAAAAAACTTGGACTCAATATTAATGGCTCTAACTTATGCAACGAGATACACCTCGTTACTAATGAAGAGCGAACCGCCGTCTGTTGCCTCAGCTCAGTCAACCTCGAAAAGTACGACGAGTGGGAAAACACAACCATGGTTAGAGACTTGGTCCGACTACTGGACAACGTCCTGCAATTCTTTATTGAAAACGCTCCGAAAGAGTTAGGAAAAGCAATCTACTCAGCAACCATGGAACGGTCTATCGGGTTGGGAGCTATGGGATTCCATGGCTACTTACAACAACAAAACATTCCATGGGAGTCGTTAGTAGCGAAGTGGCGTAATGAAAGCATTTTTACAAAAATTAGGGCGCAAGCTGAAAAGGAAACCCGTCAGCTCGCAGTGGAGAAGGGCGAACCGGATGACCTCAAGGGAAGTGGACGACGCAACGCTCATCTTCTCGCTATTGCTCCTAATGCTAACAGTTCTATCATTTGTGGTTGCACCGCTTCTATTGAACCTCTGAAGTCTAATGCTTTCACTCACCGGACTCGTGCCGGAGCGCACCTAGTTAAGAATAAATACTTGGAGGCTCGTCTTGAGGAACTCGATAAGAACACAGACGAAGTCTGGAAAAGCATTATTAACAATGAAGGCTCAGTGCAGTCTTTGGACTTCCTCAGTGCCGATGATAAAGAGGTCTTCAAGACCGCGTTTGAGATTGACCAAGGTTGGGTCATTGACCATGCGGCAGATCGGCAACCAAGTATCTGTCAAGGTCAGTCGGTCAACCTCTTCTTCCCGTCGGGGTCGCCGTCGAGTTACGTCAACGCTGTACACATTAGAGCCTTCAAGAAGGGACTCAAAGGTGTTTACTACCTTCGTACTTCCGCAGGATATGAGGCAGACAAGGTGGGTCTCAGTGTGGAACGTGTTGCTCTTCAGGATGCGGAAGAGTGTCTGAGTTGCCATGGGTAAGCTCAAAGAAAAGCTACTCAAGATTTATCTCAAACTCTTGAAAGCTCAAGTCAACCGTAGTTGGAACAAGGCGAGAAAACACCACACTCGCTATTTGTCCCTGTCCCTAAAACTTAAAAGACATGAATCAATTAAGAAGGATATTCATAAAGGATGACCGCAAGAAAAACAACACCGGTTCAACCAACAGAGACTCCAAATGACGATTACAAAACTAAGGCAATCGTCGCCGCCGTACTAATAGGAAAGGGATCACCGATTCGATCCGCTCTCGAAAATGCCGATTGGATAGTGGAGTCACTGAAAAATGAGTCTTTTAGAGCCAAATAAAGCGTACAAACCTTTCGCGTATCCATGGGCAGTTCAGTTTGCTATCGATCACGAGAAGATTCACTGGGGTGAGTGGGAAGCCAAGCTACAAGAAGACGTAGCTCAATGGAAAGGCGGAAAGCTCGACTCCGAAGAGAGGAATCACATCACACAGATTCTTCGTTTATTCACACAGTCAGATGTTCAAGTAGGAACCAACTACCTTGAATACTACATTCCTAAGTTCAAGAACAACGAAATCAGGGCGATGCTGTCCTCCTTCGTTAATCGAGAGTTCGTACATCAACGGGCGTATGCACTGCTTAATGACACCCTTGGTTTACCAGAAGAAGAGTTTGCATCGTTTGCCTATGTAAAAGAGATGAAAGATAAACTGGATTTCATGGGTGAAATTGATGTTCACAGTCATAGCGGGACTGCGTTAGCTATCGCCCGCTCTGTCATGAATGAAGGTATGTCCCTGTTCTCAGCATTCGTCATGCTCCTCAACTACCAACGCTTCGGAAAGATGAAGGGTATGTGCGAGATCGTAGAGTGGTCGATTCGTGATGAGACGATGCACTGCGAGGGAATGGTCAAGTTGTTTAGAGCTTTCTGCGATGAACACCCAAGGATTGTCACAGATGACTTTAAAGCAACTATCTATCAGATGTTCCGCAACGCTGTTGCACTTGAGGATAAGGTTATTGACCTATCGTTTAAGATGGGCAATGTGGAGGGCCTCACGCCTGAAGAGGTTAAGCAATATATCCGATACATCGCTAACCGCAGACTTACGCAACTTGGACTTAAACCCAACTGGACTAAGGTGCAGGATAACCCGTTACCTTGGCTCGATTGGGTTTTGAACGGGGATAGCTTCAAAAACTTCTTTGAAGGTACTGTCACCGATTATAACGCCAGTGGGATGGAAGGAGATTGGGGGTGGTAACACCCTCTTTTTCTTAAAGTTTTCGCTAAAGTTACACTATTGTCAGTAGGGGCGTTTAACCATCTATGGATTTATTAAATCGTAAATACTCTCTTTCTCAAGGACTTATTGAAGTTTTGCAAGAGATGTTCCCGAATCGCTTACCAGAAGCTCACATCACCTTAGAGGAGCTTCGGTATCAACAAGGTCAGCAGTCGGTAATCCACAAGCTGATTCAAATGTATGAAGATAATCAGGAGAACTAAATATGTGTTTAGGAGGAGGCGGTACGCCCGCACCCGCACCACCGCCCGCGCAAGCGGCACCGGTCACAGCGGCGGCACCCAAACTCGACACTAATGTTGGTGAAGAGGAGACTTCATCAGAGACTCAACAGAAGAAAGCAACTGGTAAGAAGGGATTGAAGATTCCTACTTCTAGCTCCGCTACTGTTAATAGTTCTGGCTCCGGTCTCAATATCCCACAAGGTTAATTAAATGTTAGAAGGCAAAGGCGTAGCAGACCGCTATGCACAACTCGAATCATCGAGAGATGCCTTTCTGCAACGAGCTAGAGATGCGGCTGAATTAACAATCCCGACACTTATGCCCCCTCAGGGTCATTCAGGATCGACTGTATACGCAACACCGTTTCAGTCTATCGGTAGTCGTGGTGTTAATAACCTCGCATCTAAACTGCTACTTGCATTGCTTCCTACAAACAGTCCGTTCTTCAGACTCACAATCGATGACTTCGATCTAGCTGTTGCTACACAAGGTCAGGCTGAACGTGGTGCTGTTGAAGAAGCTCTAGCCCGTATCGAACGTGCAGGTCTTCAGGAGATTGAAGCGTCTGCAATTCGTGTCCCCGTCTTTGAGGCACTCAAGCAGTTAATCGTTACAGGAAACGCACTCTTGTTCATGCCTTCGGATGACAAGGGCATGAAGGTCTACAGGTTAGACCGATACGTCACGAAGCGTGACACGATGGGACACGTCTTGGAAATTATTACCAAGGAATCTGTAAGCCCTCTCATGCTTCCTGAAGAAGTACGTATGCTCCTCACAAACCCAGAGGACTACAGCACTAAGGACTACGAGTTATACACCCATGTCTGCCGCAAGGACGACAAGTGGGAAGTGTTCCAAGAAGTCCAAGGTATTGAAGTTCCAGAATCTCGTGGTGAGTACAAAATAGATCAGAACCCGTTCATTCCTCTTCGCTTCATTCGTGTCGATGGAGAAGATTACGGACGAGGTTACGTCGAAGAATACCTTGGAGATCTGAAGAGCCTTGAAGCTCTAACCAAGGCAATCGTAGAAGGTTCTGCGGCATCCGCAAAGGTGCTGTTCCTCGTTCGTCCGAATGGCACGACGAAGGCAAGAAACCTCGCTGAGTCTCCTAACGGTGCAATCGTTACGGGCGATGCGAATGATGTATCAACACTCCAAGTCCAAAAGGGCGGTGACTTCCGAGTCGCTATGGAGTCTATGAACACCATTCAAGAACGACTCAACTTTGCTTTCCTCAACAACAGTTCTGTACAGCGTAATGCTGAACGTGTAACTGCTGAAGAGGTTCGCTTTATGGCACAAGAACTAGAGACTGCATTAGGAGGTATTTACTCCATCCTTTCTCAAGAGTTCCAACTGCCATTAATTAAACTTCTGCTCAAACGGTTAGAGAAAGACGGCAAGATGCCGAAGCTCCCTAAAGATACTGTGAAGCCTACTATTGTCACAGGCATCGAGGCTCTAGGCCGTGGACAAGACTTGAACAAGCTCGCTTCGTTCTTGCAATACCTACAGCCACTTGGCCCTGAAGTTATAGCGTCTGAAATGAATATTGATGACTACATCTCACGTCTTGCGGCCTCACTAGGTATTGATACTGGCGGTCTCATAAAGTCTCCTCAGCAGAAGCAACAAGAAGCTGAAAAAGCTCAGGCGGCGCAACAACAGATGATGATGCAACAGACTGCCGCGAATATGGCAGAACAAGCAACTGCGCCTTCGATCAATCAAGTCGGCAAGGCAATGAATAATCAATGACAGACAATGTAAACACTTTTGAGCAAACCTCAGATGCCCCAGAGGGACATGATGAGGCGATGATTGCTAAGGGCGAAGAATTAGAACAGGCCGGACAGCCTGAACGCCCTGATTGGCTACCAGAGAAATTCAACTCAGCAGAGGATATGGCACAAGCCTATTCCGAGCTTGAGAAGAAAATGTCTTCTGGACAGAAGGATGAACCACAACAAGAACAAACCGATAACAGCGTCGATCAATCTCCTACCGAGGTAGAAGAGGTTTTAGATGGTGCCGGTTTAGATTTTGCGGTCTTCCAAGATGAATATGCTGAACGCGGCTCACTTAGTGATGACGCTTATCAAGCATTAGACGAGGCAGGTTTTCCTAAGGGCCTCGTAGACTCATGGATTCAAGGGCAACAAGCTCTCGCATCGAGTCAAGTAAACACCGTCTACGAAACTGTAGGCGGCGAGGAAGCATATACTGACATGGTGTCATGGGCGGCAGAGAATCTCCCTCCATCAGACATCAATGCCTTTAATGCTTCAATCGACAGTGGAGACCCCGACATGATGCGGTTCGCCGTACAAGGGTTGTCAGCACGGTATCGTTCTGAAGCGGGTGTAGCACCTAAGCTAGTCAAAGGTGAGACAGCGGCCCCTTCAAGCGGAGCGTTTCAGTCTGTGGCTGAACTAAAAGCCGCAATGCGTGATCCTAGATACTCGACTGACTCCGCTTATCGTCAGCAGGTAGCCGCAAAGCTATCTAAGTCTGACGTTTTATAAGTCTGTCTCCTTGTCAGAGGGACCTTCGGGTCCCTTTTTTTATTATCGAGAAAGCAACACATTACTAACGATTACCTTTGGCCCTCTGCGGAGGACAACCTTAGAGAAAGGACGTGATGAACGCCGAGTCGAAATAACTTTTTTAACTCTCCATTCATTACTTAAAGGTAACTCAAAATGGCACTTCCAAATCAGACCCCCTCACGGTTGGGTCAAGTAAATGCAACGGGCGATGACCGCGCTCTTTTTTTAAAATTATTCGCCGGAGAAATTCTTACAAGCTTCGAAGAGCGTAACATTTTCATGCCTTTGCACCGCAATCGCACGATCTCTAACGGTAAGTCTGCCCAGTTCCCATTGACAGGCATCGCATCAGCTAAGTATCACACCGCAGGTGAGATGATCGAAGCCGATACCATCAAGCATGGTGAGCGTGTCGTAACAGTAGACGATCTCCTGATCTCTAGCTCTTTCATCGCTCGCATCGACGAAGCTATGAACCACTACGACGTTCGTTCGATCTACACAAAAGAAATGGGCTATGCTCTTTCTAACGTAGCGGACAAGAACATCTCTCGCATCGTTGCTAAGGCGACTACTATTGTTGACGCTACTACAGCGGCGGCTCAGTTCGGTGACGACTTCGATGACGAAACGTACACTGCTAACGTCACTATCGGCACATTGACTGCTGATGCTTTAGACGGCGGTAAGATTGCGGCGGCTATCTATGCGGCTCTTGAAGAGTTCGACAAGAAAGACGTAACTGGCGAGAAAGTCTGTGTACTTCCTCCTGCTCAGTATTACGCACTGTTCGGTGCTGATTCTTCTGTCAACAACCTTGCTTACATGAACAGGGACGTTGGTGGTTCAGGATCATTGGCTACTGGCACAGTACCTATGATTGGTGGCGTGAAGATCCTCATGTCTAACCACATCCCACAAACTGATGAATCAACTACATCGGCTACGCCTGTGCCTTTGACTTCATCACGCGCTTCTGCGTACAAGGCTGACTTCTCAGCAGTACGTGGTTTGATCTTCACTCAAGACGCGGCGGCAACTGTCAAGTTGTTAGACCTCGGTGTTGAGTCTGAGTATCAGATTGAGCGTCAGGGAACACTTATGGTGGCTAAGTACGCCATGGGTCACAACATCTTACGTCCTGCTTGCGCTATCGCATTACAGGCCGCGTAATCCCAGAGGGGGCCTTCGGGTCCCCTTTTTTTTCATTGGAGAAAAGTATGTCTAAAGGACTATACGCCAACGTCCACGCCAAGCGTAAGCGTATCGCTAACGGATCGGGCGAAAAGATGAGAAAGGTTGGAGCCTCAGGCTCACCAACAGCAAAGAATTTCAAGGACTCCGCTAAGACTGCGAAGTACAAAAAGTAAGGACAACACAGCATGACACCAACTACCAAGCTAGAAGCTGTCAACATCATGCTCTCAACCATTGGTGAGTCTCCAGTGAACAGCCTCTCCTCTGGCTTGGTTGATGCTGAATTGGCAGAAACAATCTTAGATGCCACTAGCCGTTCTGTTCAGTCAGAAGGGTGGCATTTCAATAAAGAATATCAGGTTAAGTATTCCCCAGATCTTACTGGTGCTGTGCTTCTCCCAACCAACATCCTAAGAGCTGACGCATCGGAGCAACAAGACACGATCAATCGTGGACAACCTTTCGATTTGGTTCAGCGTGGGACAAAGATGTATGACCGAAAAAATCATACATACGTGATAAATAAAACGGTTGAGCTTGACGTTGTTGTCCAACTCGCCTTTGAAGAATTACCTGAGGTAGCTAAACGCTACATCACCCTGAAATCATCCCGTGTTTTCCAAGACCGTGTCGTAGGCTCTGGAACCCTCCATGGATTCAATCAAGAAGACGAAGCAACTGCGTACTTTGAACTGAAAGAGTTTGAAGGTGACTCAGGTGATTACACAATTTTTGAT